TAGTTTGCTTCACGACTCTTTTCAGCAAGTACAGTTTGTACCGCCTTGAGTTTATTGAAATTATCGAGATAGCGTTCGTAATCTTCGTACCCACCCTTATCTTCGGGAGATAATGTTCCATCTATTTTTTGCCAGTATCCTTTACTTGTACTATCATCCCAAACATATGAATATAATTGTGCTGGCGTTGAGTTAGAATCTAACCAGCGAGTGCCGTTAGGAAATTCACCCAAAGGTTGGTCGTCAGATACAACACATTGATACTTTTCTTTTGAAAATAACGCTTCGGTTTGTGTTTGGAATATGGTTGTGTACACTTTGTGTTTTTCTTCTAACAACTTAACACCATAAGAACGTAAATACTCTGTTGGCACATATGTACCATTACCGATGTTTTGTATTTCTTGTTTCGCTAAACAAAGATATGAGCCCATAACACCAATGTAAGATATTTTATAACCTTTCAGCTGACTCATTGTATACACTGGGTTTTCATTATCAATTGTTAAATACCCATGTAACCAATCATTAAGAGAACGTTTAACTTCCGCCCCATTAATACCAGCTTCGGCATTGTAAATCGTATAAGACACTATATAATCACTTATATAAAGTGTTGTGTGTTGTTGTAATAAGTTATTAAATTGTGTTTCTGTTATTTTATTTCTTATATCTGTTGAATTATCTATTCTTCTACCTAGCTCATAATATTTCCATTTATTATTAAGTTGTAATTCTCTTCTATAGATAACAGCTTCATTCGGAATACTAGTCCAAGATGTGACAGCTTTATGTGGATCGTAAATACGAACAGTAGCCACATCATCATTGTCGTTTTTAAGACGAAGTAAGATATTGTCTGTTTGTGTACCATCAAGGTCATCATTCACATGGTAGGTATTTAATTTGTTTATTAATGCAATTTTATTAATGTCAAAGAAATTGCCTTGATATACAAAGTTACTATTATCTTTATCATAAACATACTTGTAGCCTTGTACACAAAACATGGTTCCATTAGATAGTTCTGTTTTATCGATATAATCTGTGTTGGTATATGTTTCTTTTTTAGTTGAATACAAATTATCAAAGGTTTGATATTGATTTATATTAGAACTACTCAATGTAATACCTGGATTTATGTACGCAGTATCCCAAGGCGTGTATGTACAGTAAAGTTTCTTAAACTCATCTCCTACTAAAACTACATTGCCCTCAACTGGAACAGCATTCATCATATCGTTCCAAGTGTTATACGCCGCAACCCACTTTTGCATTTCAGCTTCATATTTTGGACCATAAAGTGCCACGGCATCAAGATAGCGTTGGTACGCTTCGTAGATATCCACATCCATCCAATTAAGGTTGTGGTAATAATCAAGATTCATAATATAGTTTGAACCAAGGTTTACTTCACGGAAGGATAGGTCGTCGGCACCAGAAACTTGAAGTTTAGTGACAATATCGTCAACAGAATATCGGATCGATATTTCTTGTGCTAAGTTGTCTTTAGAGATGAATACATCACTACCCCACTCTTGATCAATAGTACCATCTTCGGTCAAACCATCCTCTGTTGCTTCATAAGGAATGATTGTGTTGGTAATGTTATCAAACTCAATGATGACATTGAATTTTTCTGTTACATCGTTCACAAGGAAGTTATAAATGCTTTCTCTTGAAATATCAAAACTTCTCTCACTAGTCATAAGCTTTGTTGTCATTTTACTATCATCAATAGACCATTCTGGTGCCTTCTCAAGTATTAAATGTAACAACGATAGCTCTGGGGTATTTTTATTATAAAATTGAACATTTTTGTATACTGTCACATAAAGTGGCTGATAAGATTTATCTCTATCATTAAAATGTAACTCGTAATCATCTTCGTCTACAACCTGAACTCTTTCGTATGTGTAAGAATCTGTATCCGTATATTCTTTTGCGTAATATTTTGTGTAAGCATCATATTCTCCGGATTGAGCTAATGTGTATTGGTTTGTAACATCATAATCTTCACCAAACTTATCTGAATTATACATTACTTCAACACTATCAACTTCACCTTTATTAATTTTAAACCCTACTAAAAATTTGGTTCCAAGCCCATATTCTGCACTAAACGCCGATATCGTTTTGCTTTCTTTGTCTCCAATACTGTTATCTGGGTCTTGAATTGTAAAGTATCCATAACCACCCTCAACTTCAATATTACGTAAACCCTCAAGTTTATCAAACAACGGGTGGCGTTTTGTTTCCCCTGTAATTAAATCTGTGTAAGTAGAATCTACCGTTAAGTTAAGTGTCGAGTAAGAATTCCACTTTCCGTCTAGTGTAACATCTGTGGCTTGCAATTCACCAAGACGTTTTTTACCAGTGTTGCATAAAAACAAACGAGGTTGCTTAGGGTTATCGAAATGATCTTTAGGAATTGTAAGTCTCATAGTTTACACCTCCTTTAATATTATTATTTTCATAAAACTACTCCTTGTTTATATCTCAGAATTCTCCAATTTTGCGTACTTCTCTCCATTCAAGCGTCAAATCACAGTTTCCTGTGACAGTAATCATATTGTCACCATCGGCAAGTGGTAACCAAACCCATTGGTTGTGGATATCATCTGTGCCAAAATCTGGACCAAAAGTACGATTGGTACGACTAGAATAAATCAATTTGTTTGCACCGTCTATTGTTACTGTTTCACCAGCAACACTATTACGAACGGCTGTTGTTGTATTGGTTGTAGAGTTTTTGATTTCTACGCTCGTGCCATTATGTTTTACTGTGACACGAGGATAAACATATGATGTGTCGTCATTGTCGCAAGTAACCATGAATGTCGTTGGTTCTGTTATTGTGCGTTGGTATGTGTTGATTGGAGAATAGGCAAAAGGGCTAACCGATTCTATGGTAACCACATATCCTATTGTCCTCTGGTTGGCTATCTTATATGTCTCGATCGTACTCACAAAACCCAAAATACAGTAGATGGGAGCTTCGGAATAAATGTCGTCATATAAGTCAAAAAATGTTACTTTATCACTTCCTGTAAGCCATTTTAGTACTTGGCGTTGTTCGTCCATTGTGAAGTCTTTAAAATCTTTCTTTAAAATTGTCACCTTGGGTGAGAACACTTCCGTGTATTTTAAATTTGATATGTTTTTCCTACGACCGTCATATGTTTCGGAAGCAACCCCTTCCCTTGTTAAATAAGTTGACATAGTTCCGTTGTCCGAATCTCCCACTGAGCAATCTAGTATTAAATCAAATGTAGGAAAATCATTTGAAGAGTATCCATTTACCTTCAATTTTTTTATCGCAATCATTTTGTTGCCTCCTTTTAAACTACTTTATTTATATATAATCATCTATTAAAGATGTAATTTTCATATTTATTTTTATAGCACCAAAGGGGAGATTTCTCTCCCCAATGTGCTAAATTATTTAATTGTTGTTCTTTTATTTAATACCCTTTAAGGCATAGTTCATTTGTTTTCCAAATTGGTTAATTTTGTTATCAACCATCTTTTCTAAATCTTTTAAAGTATTTTGATCACAATGGTCCACATGTACCAATGAATCAAAGTTAAATTCGTTCTTGAATTCGTTCTTTGTAATATTTGGCACAATAGCGGTCATGTTCTTACTCATCAAATCACTCGTTGGGATTTGAGCAAGTTCGAAGAGTTTTTGTGTCATATCGGCTGGCACGATACCCGTACCCGCTTTTAAGTAACTCAATTTACCCGTACCATCTGGAACAAGCATAAGTTCTGGGCCATACTCATCTGTGATAGCCCATTGGTCTTTATCTACGCCTAAACTACCCTTAGCATAATACTTATATTTCTTTGTGCCGTAAGGTGCACTACCAAATGGCGCATCACTCTTTTTAACATAATAATCAGTACCTGGAATTGGTACATATGTTACACCACCAACAGTTTTATGTGTTGAAGTAAGACTTGTAGGTACAACCGTTCTTGCATATAATTGTCCATCTGCGTGCATCGATTTAGCTTTCGGAGTTTCTTTTTTGGGAGTCGTAGGACTTGGAGATGGGGTTGGATTGTCACCAGAACCACCGCCAGTATAACCACCGCTAGGAACAGTAGGCGTAACTGATACAGCGGCATTTGCAGCTTTACGAATTTCATCCCATTTATCAACAATCTTTTGAAGATAAGTTGTAAATGTAGTAACGGCTCCAGATAAATTATTTTTAAGCTCTGTGCCAGTTAGGAAATCAGAATATGCTTTGGCTTTGGTTTTTGCTGTATCCCAAGAGCCACCAAGTTTTGTAGCAACGCCATTAGAGAACGCAGTAATCGCACCACCTTCACCAATCATTGTTGCCCATTCGCCTTCAGTCATATCTTTCTTGAGTTCATCACGCCATTTTATAGCCTGTGCAGAAGCATCAAGCCAAGGTTGAGTGAGTTCTTTAGAAAGTGTTACACCGTATGTGTTTGCTTGTTCATTTAGTGTATTATGAACCGTGTCAGCGTTAAGCATAACATCCATCATTGAATTAACGATAAGCTCTTCGGTGTTTTCGAGCATAGCTTCAAGTGACTCTATACGACGTTGTTGAGCTTCTTCAAAATAACGACCTTCTTCGTCAAGTGCATTTTGTTGAGCTGTCATTGAGTGATCATAGTATGTGTCATCTAAATCGCCTTGTTGTTTACGCAATTCAGCTTCGAGACGTTTGCGTTCGGCAATATCTTCAGCGGCCGTTGAACCAGATAGTGCAGCAAGCTTACGCTCAGTATCGGCAATACTCTTATTTTGTTCTTCTATGTTCTTTTTAAAGTCATATAAATCCCTTTCGGCATCAAGCTCTTCGCGCTTAACATCCAATAGGTCGTTCATGGCCTCTATTTCTTTTTCAATGCCTTCTTTTATTGCTTCAATACGAGCTTCATTAAGCTCAACAATACCATCTTTGGCATCTTCATATGAGTTAATAGCCTCACGTTGTCCATCAACTAATTCCGCAAGCTTATCACGGTATCTATCTGAATTCTTTTCTTCATCCGTTGTAGATTCGTTTAATTCATCAATCTTCTGTTGATAATCTTGTGCGCTATATGCCGCTTCTTCCATTTGTTGAGTATACAACCCAAGTCGTGTAAGTGCTTCATTTGACCAATTGCCATTTTCGTCAGCAACAGGTGCATCTTCGAGTAGACTGTGCATAAATTCTATTTCTTCGTTTATGGCATCAATGTCTTCTCGTACGTTTTCAAAATACTCCCACTTGACGTCTTCGATTGTGTTACCGAACTCAATCATATTGTTTTCAGCTTCTTGTATAGCAAGTGCTGTTTCACGCATTTCAGAGTTCCACTCATCAATTTGGTCGGCTGACATACTTGCTGAGTTTGCATTATAGAAGTCTTGCATTGCCTTTTGTTTTGCAATAAGAACTGCTTGCTCATCTTTTTCGAGCGCAATTAAGTCTTCATAATATTTTTCAGAAGCAATAAAACCTTTAGCTTCAGCCTCATCTATTTCAGCTTGAATAAGGTCTTTTTGGTGAGCAAGGAAATCAAGCTCACGTTGATATTTTTTAAGAAGTTCTTCCCAAGCCTTAGATTGCTCATCAGACATACCAGTTTTTTCATCAAAGTCTGAACCAATGCCAATTTGACCATTGAAATCGAATGTAAAATCTTTAAACGCATTATTGACAATGTTCCAAATTTCATCTTTGTTAGTTGAAAAATTAATAGAACTATCTATCTTTTCAACACCAGTCATGTATTCGGAATAGTCGATTTCTTTGTTATCGTATTTCTTTTTTAACTCAGCTTTATCAATTTCGGCGGTCGCTTTTGCACGAGCTTGTGCGATAGCAATTTTCTGTTCTTCTTTGGTAGCATAATTAGTAAGGTCTACGCCATACTGTTTAGCCATTGTTTCAATTTCATCATCACCAATATCGGCAATGTTAAGACCAGCAGCCGTGGCAATGGCAACCTTTGCTTGTTCGGTGGTACCATAGTTTTGTAAATCAATACCATAAGTAAGACCAGCGTCTTCAAGCATTTGTTGTCCCTTCTGTCTTGCCATAATAACTTCATCGGCATTTAATACACCAATTGCGGCAAGACGAGATTTCATAATTTCAATCTCTTCGTCAGTTAAGCCACTTAATGCTTGAATTTGTCCTACATAAGCGTTTGCGACATTAGTGATAGCACCTTCAAGATCACCTTCGCCGGTTGCTAAAACTTTATAAAGCTCTTCAAAACCATCAATTTCACCGAATTTTTCATTTAAGCTTTCAAGCGTTCCAGTAGATGCTCTACCTTCTGTGCGGAATTCTTGTACAGCATTTCCGAGGTCATCAAAGGCACTTGTAACTGCTGAAATTTTATCGAGAGAATCCATTAGCGATGCATTTTCTCTCATTGCTTCGCCAAGTTGTACAAATGAAGGGATAACTTGTTCTTCTATGTCAAGACCAAGATTTGTTAATTCCTCGCGTAATAAAGGTGAAGCGTTAAGTAGCTCTCTAATTTGTTGTGTTGCCTGTTCAGAAGTAATGTCACCATTTTTGAGCTGATTTTGAATAGCATCCATTTGATAGCCAGTTTGTTCAAACTTATCATAATCAAGAATGCTACCAACGGCATTTGTAATAGAGCCACCGTTTGCGAGAGAATATTTATTTAAAATACGATTTAACTCTTCATATCGTGCCTTTTCTTGCTCTGTAAGCGTACTATAATCGACACTAGAAATATATTCTTGGATTTGGCCCATGTTTTCAGCAACCATACCTTCGTAGTCATTAAGCTTCTGTTGAGCTTCTTTCCACTTTTCAGTATTACCTTCGGCATATGCCTTATCCATTTCGGCTTGCAATTCTTTTCTTTTAGTTTCGTAATTATCGATAGTTTGCTTGTTGGTTTGTTGTGCGTCATATTTGTTTTCGGCTGAATTTTCTGCTATCAGCTTACCACCAAATTTTGTTAATGCACCAACGCCCGCTGTAATTGCACCTGCTACCCATCCAATTGTAGGAATCATAGCCATAACAGCACCGGCACCCATTAACACATCACCAATACTATCAGTCCAACGAGTTGTTTTTTCTGTTTCCTCTTCTATGAATTCGGCTCTTGCCTTATCTGTTTCGGCAGATTCACCCAAATAAGCAGTCGCCGCATCTAAAGCGGCAGTATTGGTTTTTAACTGTTGATTTTGAGTGATGATTTTTTGCATCTCAATTTGACGCTCGAGCTCAGCACTTTGCTTTTGGAGATTATTTAATTCCTCTTGTTTAGTAAACGATAAGGAACCAAGTTTTTGAATGTCACGAATTTGTTCTTGAATGGTATCAAATTCAGATTCAAGACTTTGTAGCTCGGATTTTTGTTCGGAAAGATCGGAACTCATTACATCAAAATGTTCATGCAATTCCTCATAGGTGTCCATTGTATCTTCTGTAGATTCTTTTATTGTTTTTGTAATAGCATCTATTAAACTAAACGCACCCTGTAAGACCAATGTTATACCAATGGTTTTAAGCATACCCGCAGCCATAGATTTAAACCCACTGCCAGCTAACTTTGCAGACTTACCAACTTTTACATTTGAATTAGCATTTGTTTGGTTAGCTATTGTATTCTGTTGAGTTACTACGGTATCAGCCTGAGTTGCATTAATATTAGCTTGTGTAGCAGCTGTATCTGTGCTTTCCGCAATTGCAGCCTGTTGATTAGATGTTGCATTTTGCTGATTGCTAATCGTATTTTGGTCAGTTACCACATTGTCGGTTTGAGTAGTAGCTATATCTTTTTGTGCGGCTATATTTTCTGTAGTTTCCGCATTAGCAACTTGTTGAACAGATTGTGCATTCTGCTCGTTAGCCACAGTATTCTCTTTAGTTTTTTGAGTTTGAAGCTCTGTAATCTTCGCTTCTTTTTGTTTAATCTCTTCGTTGTTTAAAGCTATCTGTTGGTTAGCTTTTGTTTTACCAACAACACCAGAACGTTTGCCTTTCTTAACCAACTTCTCGTTTTCTGCTCTTAAATTAGATATATCAGTAGTTAAACTTTCGATAGTTTCCTCACCAGTATCTTTAATTTTTGTAAAGAAATCTAATATTCCATTTTTATTTAAAGATCTAGCTGAGAAGAAAGCTATAAGAGTATAACCAAGGTTGTTGTCACCGAAGAAGTCCATAAGACCAGATAAACCTTTCATTAAGAGATCGAGTAAATCTATTAACGCGCTGTCTTTAAAATCTAATGTGTTAACTAGTTTGGTAAGTAGTTGAATTGCGTCTTTTATTAACTCTGTATCAAGCGCTTCTGACCATTTTGTTTGAATAGTACTTGTAAGTTGGTTTAGACGACCTTGGAAGGAATCTAAACGTTTTTCGTTTTCTTCAAGCGCACTACCAGCACTACCTTGTGATGTTGCTATAACATCTTCAACTGTGCTGAAGTTAGTTATAATAGAGGCAAGAATATTTGCCTGTCTCTTTCCTCCAAGAGCTTCAAGAGACGCGGCTTGTTGGATATCCGTCATGGTATCCCATACGGCAGCGAGCTCTCTAAGGATTTGTGTAGTTGACTTGAATTCGTCATTCGAAGCCATAATGTCTACTCGGCCTGCTGTTAAGCCAAGTATTTTTTGTTGAAGTGAAGATACGGTGTTAGCCATATTTTCAACATCGAGATCAGCTTCTTGTAATTCTGTTTTTGCACCTCTAATGCGAAGTGTTAGCGTCTTGAGCGCCGTTCCAACAGAATCGGGGTCTTGTCAATCTATTACTTTCGGTTCCCACACCTACTGACCATATTTCTATGGCGGATAGTCATTTCTGGCTATCTCTCACGTTTCATATAAATGGTTTATTGCGTGAGTTTGGACTGTATATTACAACCTAATAAAATAGGTTGGATAACTTCAAGATTAATGTTACCATTAACCTCCCGCAGTCTCTGAGGATAAAAATAAATTACTATGCATAATAATTTGTTAGTCTTTCCTAAGTCTCTGGTGAACCACACCCTTTGACTTATATAGTTATCTACTAGTGACTATGTTACCATAATCACGTGGCACTAATTTACCACCTCGTTTGCTGCCGTAATTAACGCAACCGATTCATCAATCGTGTTACCGGCAACACTCAACGCTGATGCTGATTTCATTAATGCATCGCCAATACCCTTTGAAGTAATGGCGAAGTCGTTCGAACTGTTACTTTCGTGAATTCACTACTGACCACATATTGTGGCGGATAGGTCTTTCGGCCTATCTCTCGTATTTTATATAGAGATTATATTACGAGTTCAGACTGTATATTACTTGCATATGCAAGGATAACTTCAATATGCATATTACTATGCACATCCTGCAGTCGTTAAGGATAAATGATATTCATAAATTTTCTGCTTAATTTCTTCGTTGGTTAATGTATATGGTAGAATTAAAAGTGGAATATGGTGTGTATCACAATATTCTTGTTTGATTACATCTCTAGTTACAGTATTTTTAAACCCTTGTTTCCCGCCAAAAAATTCAATTGGTTCATAATGCTGTTTACCATTATATTCGATTAAATATAATATTTTATTATTATTGAAAACAGCAAAATCATATCTCAAAACCTGTTTATGTTTGCAATCAGAAAAACTATATTGTTTATCATATGACACCGCCATTCCATCTAATAATGACGCGACATATCGTTCTCCTGCCGACTGTATAGCACAGCCACACGAAGTAATATGACCATTATTAACTTTGGCAGGCAAAGCAATAAATTCACCACCACAAATACCACATTTACATTTCCACAACCACTGATTTTCACTATTGAGATATGCACGATTTAAAAATTTAACACCATAATCTGATACACATCCAATCCAATCTTTGGTATTTGCCTCAGACGCTCTTTGTTTTTGCAGGCAACCACATGATTGAGTATGTCCACTAACCACGTCTGCTCTGGTGGTTATAATTGTTTTACCACAATCACACAAACACGTTGCTGTGGTTAGATGAGTATCAAAATTTTCTTCGATAATAGTTAACATTCCAAATTTTTGACCAAGAAAACTTTCTCTGTTTTTCTCTACTCTATTTTTATGTGTTAAACAGCCACACGATGGTGGTAATTTATTTCTTTTTAAATATTCCATTGTCGCGTCTTTCTGTCCACCACACTCGCAAACGCAATGCCATCTAGACACCCTTCTTCCGTCTGGTTTTATATAATCATCAACCCTATATTGCACGGTTAATAAACCAAATTTTTGTCCTACTAAATTTTGAAATACCATACTCTCACCTCCTATTATTTTGATTGTTTTGTTTTGTTATGAATATCAAGTCTTTCCTAGGTCTCAACCATCCCTGGCTTTTAACCTATATAGTTATCTAAGGGCAACAATTTACCCACTTCGTTAAATTTATCAACAATCAACATTGCATCTTCGGCTTCAAGCTTGAAACCTTTTAATGTTGAAATAATACTATCAGCCGCTTCTTGTGCGCTACCAATGCCGTCACCAACGTTGGCATAAACTAACGCCGCTTCGCCCATTTCAGCAGCCATTTCCATAGAGTACCCAAGTTTTGCAAACTCTGCCGTAGCATTAGTTACTTCAACTAATGTACTACCAAGTCTAAATGCGGTTTCACTTGCAGTCTCTAAAAACTTATTATAAGTTTCTTCTGTTTCATCTGTTACTTTACGCAACTCGGTAAGTGCTGCGTCAATTTCTTTTATATAAGTGATACCTTGTCGTATCATACCAAATATTCTGTAAATAGAGGTCATACTTGCAAGGTATTGCACAATTGCTTTTGACTTTTCCTTAAACCCATGTATTAATCCCGGCCATCCAGAAAGTGATTCTCTTTCTTGTTTTTGGAATAAATACATCTGTCCAGTGGCCTCATTATATTTAACCACCATGTCGCTAACAACTTTATTGTTTTGCCTAATTTCACCAGTTAACTGTCGAGTTGTAGGATTAAATTTAGCATGTGCCAATTCGGCGCCAAGCACCTCTTTAGCATACTCGCGCATGAGGATATTAAGATTCTTAAGTCCTTCTGTTGAAACTTCCTTGGTGCCACCAAGTTTTGTTTCTTTTCCATGCTTGTTTATAAATGAACCCGAACTCTCAACTCTCTGTTTTAGCTCTTCAGCTTCATTAGCAGATGCTAAGAATTGTTTTCCAAGTTTTTGCACCAACGCTGCTCGTTGTTGGAGATCTTTTTGTTCGTCAACACCCGCCATTTTGTTATTATCAACATACTCTTTATGTTTGTCAATAAGTTGGTTGTAAGCTGCTTGATATGCTTGAAATTGCTTAGATTTTTCTTTGTCAAATGTGTCAGGTAAAGTGCCAAGAATTTTAGTATTCTGTCTTTCAGCACTTCTTAACTCGTTAGTACCAGCATATTTTTTCTCGTTATCCTTTGCTAACTTTTCGGTCTTAGAGCCTACTTTAATAGCCTTTCTACGAGCTTCTTCAAGATCTTTATAGTCTTTCGTACCTTCTTTAACTTGTTCCTGTAACTCTTCAACTTCTTTAAGTGCATCATTAAATTCAGCATCATCTGTGTCTAACAAATAATCGTTAGCTTTAGCGTCAGCAACCGTTTGTTTATAATGTTCGATTTTAGCAACCAACGGATCGAGTGCCCCAACAGATTTGTCCGAAACAACTCTAACTTTTTCATACAATTCATTCCATTCTAATGTAACATTATGAACTTCACCTTTAACATTGGTTAACTTGTACTTAAGTGTGTCATTATCAAAGCTTGTAAATTCGTATTTAGAAGTGTTTGCCTTAGCATTCATTTCCGCATAGCGTTCCATAGCACTTCTTGCAGTATCACCCTCATGGAAGTCTATTCCGATTATGTTATCAGGGTTTGCGTCCCAAAGGTTTTTGAACTCACCAGAAGTTTTCTGTAACTCTTTGCCGAGCACCATTACCCTTTCGGATAATTGCATCAAGTAATCAAGTTGTTGTTGAGAAGGTGCTTTGCCACTATTTAAAAGTTGTGCTGTATAATTTTGCATTTCACTGAATGTGTTTTTATAAGCATCTAAAAGTGGTGAGCTAGCATTTGCCATCCATTCAGCTTGTTTTTTAGGACCATCACCAATAGCAATATCGGCAAGCACGTTAACATTTTGCTTCATTGCCTTGTTAACATTTTGGAATGCGTTACTAAGTGCACTTTCAGCAAGAGTATATTCTTTAACTTTACCAGTTGCTTTATCAACTTCTAATACATGTGTTTTAATAGTTTTAGTTTGTCCGTCAAGTACATCAACGAATAACTGTCCACTTCCTTGGCCACGCTTATAGCCACCAAACGCTACATTTCCACCAGGGTTAACATTACCACCATACATTTGACGAGCAAGTTTCTCAAGATTTTTACGAGGACTTGTAAGTTCTTTTGCTCCAAAGGTTGTATCAAGTGCTTGGTCGTCGCCTAAGAACTTATCCTTACGAGCAATTAAACCGAGCAATTTCTTTTCTGCCTTATCAAAGGTAGGAATTAACTCATTGATTTGTGTTTGAATTCCAACCTTACTACTTTCATCAGCAGTTTTAAACTGTCTAACAAGTTCATTAAGCGTTGTATAATGATTTTCGTATTCAACTAATGCTTTTTGTGCGTCCGTTCCTTTTCCAAAAACATTGCCTAAATTTTGTTCAGCAATATCTTTATAAGTAGCACCAATATGTTTTTGATATCTATTACTAGCATCAGTAGTCCAAGTTTTATTACCTTTTGCATCAGTCTGTTCAATGTGTTTAAGCATTTCAAGACCAGCACGCTCAAATGTTGTCTTGATTGCTGCACCACTTGATTTTTGTACTACATGTGCTGCTTCTTTTGCGGCTTCTTCAGCCACGCCTTGAATAGCAGCATCCTTGGTTTCGGTTGCGTTAAGCTTAGATTCGACACCCTTGATGCCTAAAAATTTTGTAAGCTTTTGTGGTGTAATATCTTTTTCAAAATCGTTAAACGCCAATGTCTCATAGCGTGCTCCATACTTTTTAGCAACTTCGCCAAGTTTATCAAAGTCGTTTTCTGTATTTGTAAGAGTATTAACAAGCTCTTGCAATTTAGTGTCTGCAACTTCAGACAAATCAAGCAATGTAATGTTTTTATCAGACATTAAAATTTGCTTACTAATACCTTTGTTCTTTTTAGAATCTACAAAAGTTGATAGATCTTTAGATGAAAAATATGGTTCATTAAACCCAGCATGTGAATGCAATTGGGTATTAATTGTCATACTTTTAGTGTAATTTGAATACAATCTATCAAGTGCTTCGCCAGTTAACTCTGTGACGGTTCCAGTAATATGATTAGATATCGCACCAGTTTGGTAGTCCATATACCTAGCACGTTCTCTGCCTTCCCACTTATCGCTTTCAAGCATTCTACGGAAATCTTCATATAAATCCGTAGCACCATTGGGTCTACCAGCTGAATTACGACGAGAGATAATATTAACACCCTCAAGAATTTCTTTTTGCACTCCTAACATACTAGCAAGAGTACCAGTGTCTAACCCTTGCACTGCACTTGTTATGCCTTGAATCCAAGCAGGCAAGCCGCCTTGTGCTGTGGTAGTTTGTGGTGTCTGAACTTCGTCTTCGACTTCATCTACGGCCGATTGTTCTTCGGCTTTTTGACCTAATAGTTGCGTAATTTGATTTTCTTTTTGTGTTAAACTTGCTAACCTACTTTCTTTTTCTGGATTGCTACCAGTTTCAGACATCTCTGCTTTTATTTCGGCAATTTCTGCTTTAATATCTGGTAATAAAGCTAATATTTGAGCTTTAACTTCATCACTTACGCCAGTCTTTCCACTAATAGTTTCAGTCTTAGATTGCTGTAATTTAATTGCAACATCTTTTAGTTTCAACATTGCATCAAGCAATGCTTTACCTTTCACTGTTTCGATACCGTCTTTTTGACCTTTAGCCAAATAGTTACCAGCATTACGAACTGTTTCGTTATCTATTTTACTCCATATCGCTGCAAGTTTTTCTGGGTTCTTAATGTTTCCATTGTAACCTGCTTCCCTAAGAGCTTGTGAAACAATATCAACGGCAACCTTATAATCTGCTTTGGGATTTGTCTCTCTACCTAAGTTACCACTCTTCTCACCAATACCATAACCTGCTTTAATAAGTGCGTCACCACGAGCTTTGTAGTCTCTTAGTAGCATCTTTTCAAAATCAGTTATACCTTGGAATGCTTTTAAAGCAGTTACCTTTTTAACAGCATCGTCAAAATTACCATCCTTGCCTTTGTAAGCATAGAACATTTCGGTTAACTGCGCTTGTTTCCTTAGTTTTGTAGCAGTATCACTTTCGGTAGAAACCTCTTGCGCTAACTTTGACATCTTATTGGTTAGTGTCGATTTCTTTAAACCCTCAATTTCTTCTTTTGTTTTCTTAGCAGCATCGGTAATATCCTTCCAAACCTTTTGGCCTTCTTCGGATAATCTCGCCATTTGCTGTTGAGTTTTACTTATTTTTTTAGGTTTTTCTTCTTGTTTTTCTTCCTCGCTAGAAATTTCAGTAGACCTAGAAGGTTGTTGCACCATAGGATGTCCGGCCTGCCAAGCGGCGTGCTTTCTATCAAGTTCTTCACCGTAAGCACCACCACCACTAAGTAAATCAAATATTGCACGAAGTGTAATTTCCGTAGCAATGCCAGACTGATTTGGGTCTAAACTTACACTACTAAATCCTTCACGAACGCCGTTTATAATACTATCAGCAAGGGCACCAAACAAACCACCCTTAATAGTTGTGGTTTCGGTTGATGTTGTTGTAGGCGTAGAAGTTTCAGGTTGAGTTTCTGTTTTACCAGTTTGTCCAGCCCAATAAGTTGCACTTAAACGACCTTTGTCAATTCTACTGTTTAATGAATCTCGGTAATTTCTTTTTCTTTCTAACTCAGCTAAAGCCGCTTCTTTTTCAGGAGTACCGTCAGCAATTGCATTGTATTTTTCTTCTAACTCGGTAATTTCGGTTTGAACTTTAGCTAGTTCTGCTTTATCATGAGTAAGTTTTTCAGTTGCTTTGCTTAACTCAACGGTAGCATCCTTTTCTTGTTTTGTGTATTCTGGTTTTTGATTAATAACCGCTGTGTAGTTTTCAACACGAGTTGTATAATCATCTATTTGCTCTTGAACCCTCTCAAGTTCTTTAGCTGTGTCTTTAAAGTTTTTAACCTTTTCAGTCTCTTCGGGACTCATTTGGTTTTTCTTTTTGTCACGATATAATTTTGTTTCGTTATCTAATCTATCATATTGTGCTACCAATTGTTTCTCTTTTTCTTGAAGCTTAAAGAGTTTATCAATATATTCTTTTTGTTTTCGAACAAGACTATCGTTTTCAACCTCTTCGTCGGTAACTTGTCCGTATCGCATTGCCTTTTCTTTTTCTCGTTCAAGACCTTTAACGGTATCTTTACGAGAATCATAAATGTTTTGTGCGTTTTCTTTTCGACTATCTATTCTTAAGCGTTTAGCTAATGTGGTTTTTAAATTCTTATCGATAACCTCATCAACAACTTCTTCGGTAACACCATTAACAGTTTTAGTGGTTATGGTTGCAAGTTGCGTAATACCATCAATGGTAACTGCCTTTAACGAATCTTTATATCGCTTACGTTCCGCCCTAACGTCCTCATCGAGCTGTTTGTAATCTGCATCATATGCGGCCAAATCTTCATCAGATATATCACGTCTACGCTTACCGCCCCATTTTTCACGTAGTCGAGCGTATTCGGCATCCTCGAATTCCTTCGCACGCTTGTTTGCTAACTCGGTTTTATAATCGTCTAACTCGTAACGCCCAGCACCCTGTGTAAACAAAGGATATTTGTTTAAATCCGCTTCTTCTTTTTTGATTTTATTTAGTTCTTTTTCCGCGGCATAATATTGCTTGTTGGCTTTATATATTTGTAATGTATATTCTTTAGCCTCATCTAGTGCATACAAATGTCTATCATTATTTTTGTTGTTAGCAAGAAAATTATTAAGTTCTTCTCGTGTAGCATTAAGTGCTTCTTGTTCTGCACGAATATCATCTTGGGTTGCACCTTGCTTTTTTAACTTAGCAATGTTGGCAAGATGTTGTTCTTCCTCGGCCAATAAACGATTATATTCTTTTGCAAACGCAATTTCTTTTTCAGCAACACTTAATGTGTTTTGCTTATTTGTAGCATCTTTTAATGCATTTTCTGTGTTTAATCGTTCTGTTTTTGCGGCATTTAAATCATTTTCTCTATCTACCAACAATCCTTGAGTGTCGCTTAAAACATCTGGTTTGTCTGTAACAAATTGTGCTGTCCAACTGTCAATGGCTTTTGTTTCATTTTTGCTGAACAATTTACTTCTAGTTTTACCAGTTGATTTTTTAAACTTTTCAAAAACAGATTGCGTACTTTGTATAGCCCCTATAGTTTGTTGTAGTTTTGCTAATGCTGTTTCATAACCTTCGTTTTTTGGATCTAAGGTTTGCAATAGTTTAACATAATCTTCGGCTTCCTTGTGCAATGTGCTTTTAACTTCTTTGAAAATATTAGAAATTTTTGTAATTTCTTTTGCTTGATTTGCTTTGTTTTTTTCAAGTTGTTTGTTAGTTTCGTCAATCTTTGATTGAATTTTAGACTGTTCTTTCTCTGAAACAACAACATTTTTATTAATGTCGTCAATTTCCGTATCTAACTTTTGTGGCTCCCAGTAAGCAGTATGTGCTCTTTTTTGACGTTTTGTTTCAGATTGTAAGTTGACATCTTTTGTTTGTTTAAATAAAACATCAAACGCATCTTGGTTTATCATTGCGATAAAATTATTAAATTTTTGATCAAATAATTTTTGAGCAGTGTTTTTGCGTGTTTTCGAAACCTTTTTGTCGTTTAGAATTTTATCTAATTCTAATCTTTCAGAATACAAAGATTCAAGCTCTTTGTTGATAGTGTCATCACCCAATACGGACATTTTTTGACGTGCGTTAAAAATAGCATCTTTTGTTGGGTTTTTAGAATTGCGCAAGCTTTCAAAAGCATCAAGTGCCATGCGTTGACCTATTTTGTCGCTTGCATCTTTTTCAATTGCACTCAATTCTTCTTTAGAATATGACTTGTATTTTTCAATCTCTTGAATTTCTTTTTTATACGACGACATTTTTGCTAACTCAGCACTCAAATCGCCTTGTAATGTTTTTAATTCGTTTTCAGTTTTTATAATTTCCGTACCAATTTCAGCTAATGACTTTAAACTAACATTGGTTGTTTCTGTGCGAGTCAAACGCATTACGTCGTTTTTAAGCAACTCAATTGTGTCAATTAATTCTTGTATTTTTGCATCCAATTCATTGGCTTTTGTCTCCAACTCTGGTGCTTTTTCGGCAGTATTGCGTAATATGTCAATACCTTTATCTCCACCACGAATACCACCATCTTCTCTTTCTGCAATATTAAATGGTGTAACACCTTCTAGGTCTTCTGTTAATATATTTCGTTTTGGTGGCTTGCGCCTATCATTGAAATAAGCGGGCAATTCTTCGCCCTTGTGTGTGTTTAAGTAAGCTTGAGTAGGGTATATTCTTACTTCTTTAATGTTTGCATCTTCTGGGATGCTTAAATATCCACGTCCCCCACTTGTTTCTTTTGTGCCCTTATCGGTGTCAATTTCGAATTGAAAATTTTTTACTTGACCGTATAGTTTTTCGTATATTTTCCGTGGTTTTTCAAACATATACTCGACTGTATTCCAATAATCGTCTATTGCTGTTTGATCATACATACCAAGGTTGTTAAAATCTTTAGTTAGTTCTAGTAACTCATCAAATTTAGATGTACTGCGACCATCTTCTTTTAGTTTATTTCGTACTTTTTCAATCTTTTCAATTTCTGGTACGTTTCGAGCCTTAACATCATTATATACTGACGTATATCCAATTTGTCGCAAGTAATCTAATTTGCGACCCGCATCCTTAACATTATTATAAATTTCAAAACGCTCATAACGTCTTTGCTGTGCAAGTTCATGTTCAACATTAACTCCAGAAAGTGTTAATAGTTCCGTTAATTGTTCTTTAAGCCTATTAATAACGGCACCCATACCAGATGTTATGTCAAAATTATTCTTAGGATCATCCAAAATACCCTGTAAATAATTTATAACACGAGCACCTTGTACACCACCATCATCATTAACTTTCATCATAGCATTTTGGAGCATTGTAACAAAATCAGCTTCGTTTAACTCTCCTTTTGCTATTTTCTTAAAATCGAAACCCCAAGCGGAAAGTTGACCTTGTGCTTTTTTGCCACCCTTGGCAGGTTTTTTGGCATTAATAGTCTCGTTGGCAAATTCTGTGATTGCGCTAATTATATCTGTAAATTTGATATCAAGTTTGTCTAATGCAGCCACATATCTTACAGTTTTCTCTGTGTTGTTTTGTACAGCATTACTAGTGGCATTCACAGCCTCCGCTTCTTGTTGGGCAATTTCTTGCTTTGTTTCTACTACGGCTTTTTCAGACTGTGCACTAACATTCGCACCAGTCAATAACGACATAATCATATCCACAACTTCTTGTGAATTTAATTGAGCCGTTCCTCCACTAGAACCAAGAGTAACACCTTTTTCTTCTATGGCGGCTTTTATTTGCTCACCAATACTATCGGTATTAATTGTAATATTGATAGGCGAATCTGCGAAATAGTTTTCAAGTGCGGATTTTAGGTTTTGTGCACCAACATTCACACTCTTGTCCCAGCCATATTCAAAGTCTAGCTCTTCCGAACTAACCGTCATGGCTTTAATAATTTCATTTTTCCACTCTTTAGTTTTTTGTAAAATACGGTCTTGTGCTCTACCAATATTAGCTTCAGTAGTTTGCCACCTTCTAACTTCACTGGCAAGACCACTACCTGGATTGCTTTCAATTTCTTTAATTAAGTATTGGTAATCGGCAATAGAGCCTTCGAGTGCCTTAATTTCTTTATCAACACGATCGATTTGAGTTTGAAAACCTGCTTTTTGTTTATCGTTTGTATCATCGGTAGCTTGTTTTGCTTTTAATTCGTTGAGTTGAGTATTTTTTTCTGAAACTTGCTTTTGTAATTTTGCAATTTCATCTTCTAATCTTTTTGAAGTTGGTGATTTTTCTGTTGATTTAGTTTTCTTTTCTGGTTTTGTGTCAACATCAATTCCACTAGATTGAACATCTTTAACATTTGCAATCTTTGCGGTAAGGTTGACATCTTTAAGCGTACCACCTTTGCCTGCGTTTATACCATCAATAAAGTTATTAATTTTATTAGCAAAATCCGAATATTCCGGTAGCCCTAAGTCTATCTTAATGGTAGACATCTTATCAACAACTTGCTCAAGTTTTTTAGAAAAATTACCAAGTATTTCGGTAAGATCTTTTTGTATTTTCTTTAAGTCTAAACCAAAATCTTCACCTACGTCACCCCATGATTTTTCTTCAAAATCCTGTACTTGTATGTAAAGTTTTGCTAATTCTAATTGTGCATCTTTAAATTGTTTTTGCAACTTTGTGTCAGTAGGCATTGAAGACAATTTATTTTGCAGTTCGATTACTTTATATTCTGCCGTCTCAAGTTTGTCGCTTAGACTTATTAACTGAGAATCTACATCTTTGCTTAACTTAAATGTATATTTTTTACCAGTGGCCGTTTCCCATAATTTTATATAATCGCTCAGTTTTTTAGAACCCTTATCAATACCACTAGTATTCTTTCCCAAAGCCTTAAATGTATCATCTAATTTTTTAGTAACAACTATAGTATCAGTAACACCTTTTTTAACTCCAGTAAATTTGCTTGGATTAATAGCTTTATAAGACTGAATAAACTTGTCAGTATTAGCATTTAGTGTCGCCATTTGTTGATTAACATTAGCAATATCAACACCCAATTTTGCTGTAGTTGTTTTTAATTCTGAAACGCTAGCTTCCAATTGAGAGAATCTCTTGTAAGTTTTCTCTCCTTCGGTAGCCCAATCGCTAATAGGATTTTTACCTTTGTTAATATCCTTAAACATGCCCTTAATGAATTCAAGAGCGTCTTCGAGGCCTTTGGTATCAATATCTTTAAATCCAGCGCTTACTTTTTTACCAATGGTTTCTGCGTCTTTTGCGGCAACGCCTATAATATTCTTAAGAAAACTTTGTAATTTTTGTACTTCTTTTGGTTTTAAGAGCTCGCCAGCCTCTAACTTTTTTCTAAGTTTTTCTGTGTTGGCATCCATCTCTATGACCCATTTTTTAATATTTTCATTCGGCATAGATACCCACCTCCTTATTTAAATTTTCTATATGCATTATTGTAATGCTTATCAAATGTACTATCATAATTTGCCCAAAAGCTATCTAATATCGTAGCAGCCTCCGGACTTCTTTGCATTTGTGGTAAATTTCCCACACCATTAGAGTTACTATAAAGGAAGTTGCTAACAATATCCCATTCTTCAATCCCACGAACACTATGCTTCATTGCTGTGTCAAAATATCCTGGGTCAAACATAACACCGGCCTCATAACCAAATTTGCTACCATTAATAGATCTACAGAGACCAACACCGGGTTCGCCTTTTGCTTTTATCGCTTCACGTAAACTTATATCATTTGCACGTCTTCTTGTGTCTTCGCCCTTCTTGGAATACCTTCCCCTCTCATCTCTTGGTTGTTTTTTTCTATAATCTTCAGTCCTTACATATGATGCAGGCTCATATCCTTCATAATATAAATCTATTAATGTATTAGTTTGATTAACAAAATCCGTCTGTACATGTTCGCTAACATATTTTATAACTTTTTTAATTTTTGGGACTTCTGTGTCTAATATCTGTTTTAGGATTTCTTTTTGTAATTGTTTGCCAAAATCCTTCATATTTAACTCCTCCAATTTTACTTCATAATCTCAAATTTCTTTAATAATCCTTCTAATTTATTTATATCAAATTTACTTAGATCTAAGTTTAAGCCTTCAACCTTTTCAGCCAAAACATCAGCGAAATCGTCCACAATATCTAATAATTTTGTTACCGCTTCGTTTAGCACCGTAACAGCACTATTATTATTTGTCATAATATCACCCGTCATCATATTAAGCATGTTGTTGCAAACCGTATATTCGTTGCCAATGCAACCTAATATTGGGTTAAGCAAATTGTTTTCGCAAAGAAGGTCGTAAGCCCCTATAGTATCTAGGCCATCATTATTTTCAAAATCCAAATTTGTATAATGCGTAAGCATACTCATCGTAAATAATATATATCTACTTACACTATCAACTTCTATTAAACCACCATTTTTACTACATGCCGCTTCAAGAACTTTAGCACAAAGTTCACGCTTGTCTACAAATGGTAAGTAAGTTTTAAATTTTATGTTTTCCATTAAAAAATCCTCAACTGCGTGAGGTTTATAATCTGTGTTTTGTATTTTGTTTGTTTTAATTTGTTCTACTAATTCAATAATTTTCATAATAACATTTCTCCTTTTATCCAAAAAACTTCTTCAATAATTATTTTGTATTGTTTAATTTAGCGTATCTACTAAATCCCAATCCACATCTTCAGTGGTAATGTTTAATTTAGGTAGCTCAAAGCCACTTCTGCCAAGCAAAATACTCTCAGCCTCATCGTCGGTCACATCAAGTCCATATTCCTGTTTAACGGCTTGTAATGCCTCCAGTTTAAGTGCTGTACGCTCCACTTTATTAGATTGTTGTAACCCAACACGAGCCCTCCAAGCTGAAGGAGTTGGGTTTTCAAACTTAATATCATGTTGTGCCGCATAACATAAAACTGCACCTGACAACATACTGAGTAATTGCACAGTTGCTACATTTGATTTAAGTACACTTTTTTCCATAATAATTTTATCGGGTTGTGCCTTATCTAGATATGAACAGATTTCACACATCATTTTTGGTAGACGTGTTTCTATTTTTTTATCTTTGTGTAAATCTATGAGTGTATGCTCAATATATTTACCATCTTTAAATATACTGATGCCGGTTTTGTTTGTGCTGGCATCTATCCCACATATTACCATTATCCTTTTCCTCCAAACATTATAAAGGGGAGACGGCGTTGTGCCATCTCCCATATATAACCTTATTTCATTTTTTCTTCTAATGCTTCTAATCTGCTTGTTAAATCGCTAATCACTTTGTCTTGTTCGACTACACAAAGCTTAAGTTTTTGAATTTGATCTACGCAAAGAGCTATAAATTCTCCATATCTTAAGCCACAGGTCATTTCTCCGTTACTATCTTCCCATTCACAATAAGCCGCAAAATCCTTGGTTGTTAGTCCAGCATTTTCTGTAGCTTCTTTCACTTCTTGGGCAATAAAACCCGTATGAAGCCTATCACTTTCGCCATTATTATACTTAAAAGTTACTGGTCTCAAGGTATCAAAGATTGCTTCGTAATTAGCAGATATGGGTTCTATTGTGTTTTTCTTGTTTCTGTCGGAATCATCAATAGTTTGAGCAGCAGTATTAAGCTGATCAATACTTCCAGATATAGCATATATACTTAACCATTTTGCTTGTGAATTTCCAAGAGAATATTCCGTTAGCCTATTTTCTAAAACGCTTGGAATTAAGTTTCCAGTTATTTTTATGTTATTGGTAGCCTGTTTTTGAGATTCGATGAAATTATTATTCCCAAGAGGGTAAATTTGCGTGTCTTCTTTTATTGTTTCTATAATATCCATATTTAATCCATTTGCCATATCGTTTTCAGTCAATCCTATTTGAAGATTATAATTGGATACTGTGCCGTGGTCAAGGTCTGCACAAATAATAACTTCTTTACTCTCTGTCTGACCTCCAAATATAGTTAAACTAGTTGTTTTTATTGATTCATCAGTCCATTGACCAAACATATATCGACGCATACGATAATAGAAAGTTTTAGTTGCGGCATAAAACAATTGTGTATCAGAAACTAATTTTATTTTTACACTATGATTGTTATTTCGTGTTGCTAATAATTTTAAATTTGCTGTAATAGGATAATCATTGGTTTGTTCGGTCATTAAATCAATACTAGTTACAAGACTACCTTTTTGCACGCCTTTAATATACAATGGCCCCTCAGTCTGTAAACATGAACCTTCATTTGTTTTTTTTATTTCTAAATTACCTACACGAATCTTACTGCCTATGCTATCCATAACCAACCCATCGTTGGTGAAAGCGAACATTTCTAAGTCACCATCATAACCCTTTATTCCATTCTCAATCTTTAGATTTCCTATAGTACCACCATTTGCCTCTATCGTGCCACTAAAATCCCCATCAACCGCTCTAATTTTTCCATCAAAACCAACCTTGAATAAACTAGTATCAATCAAATAATTGTCGTCTTTGTTAGCAGATATCTTAAATTGATTTTGGTTGTTCCAATACCAAAAGAGACCATTCGCAGGCTGTTCTTCGTTATAGTAATATATAGGCAACCCATCGGGATTCACACCGCCTTTTGTAATATTATTCCATTTATCTGCGCTATTTTCATAGAATATTTTTACCAAAGAATCTCCCGTATCTATATTGAAGGCATTTGTATCAATTATTGTTACTTGATTAGGAATAACGAGATTAGTTATATTTTTATTTCCATAGAAAGCATATTGATATATTTCTGTGATATCATCTGACAATAAAACAAAATCTTTTTCTTGTCTTGTTATTAAAGCAAAAGCCGAAGCTGTATCATACTCATACCCAACCAAAATATTAGACATTACATCTTGGTATAATATTTCTTTATTAAAAGAAAGCTTTGTTTCATTTTCGTCCGAATATACATTTTTGGCATAAAGGGCCACACAGCCGTTATCTACACCTTCTTTTTCTATTAACAATGATGATTTGTTACATACCTCAATTAATTTATAACAACCCAAGAATGCGTTTTCGCCAATACTCTCTACATTCTCACCAATAGTAACTTTTATCAAAGGAATACAGTCCTTAAATGCTTCTTCATCGATAGATATAACATTATAAGTTTTACCACCATTTTCTACTGTGTCAACAATCAATTGCTGTTGAACTCCATCATAAGCAGTAACTATTGCTTTTGGATTTTTGTCAAGGTCGGGGTATAAAAGATAACTTATACCTTGGTAATCAGAATCTTCAACAACACCCCAATAAACAGGACGATTAGAAGAGTTCCAATTTTCACTCCAACCATCAGGTTTGCTTTCTACCTTACAATAAATTGACGAAGAAACACAATCTTGGAAAGCGTTAGCACCAACCATGGTAACTCCAAGAGGTATTTCTATACGTGTTATATCATCAAAACCACTAAAAGCGTATTGCTTAATTTCGGTTACGTCATCTGGTATTTTTATTTTGGTTATGAGCGTGTCGTCTACCCAAAAATGCTCTGCGTTATTCATGGGGTTTGCTGTTTCATCAGCAAAATCTATTGCGTACCATTTTGTCAAGTCACTACAATAAACATCTGTTAATGAGATACAACCACAAAAAGCTTCTTGGCCAACCTTATTAACCGAAGATGGAATTATTACACTTTCTATTGAATTACAATTATAGAATGCATATTGAGATATTGTAGTTACATTGGTTAGTTCCGCAGATTCTACTAACTCATTATTAATATATAAATTTTTAGCATAATATAATGGATTCGCGGTATAATTATCAAAATTAATTTGTACCCAACCATCTATTGTGCCAGTGTAGTTTATTTTTGTAAGAGAAATGCAATTATCGCATGCTTCTGTACCAATACTTTGTACGCCACTACCAATAGTTACGCTTATAAGTGTTTTACAATCATAAAAAACTTTAGAGCCAATAACTGTTGTGCTATCAGGAATTACAATATTTTTAAGACTTTGACATGAACTAAACGCCATTGATCCAATTGTTTTTACACCATTGGATATTTTTATACTTGTCAAACCAGTACAGCTCATAAACGCCCTACTACCTATACTAGTTACACCATTAGGTATTTCCATACTTGTTAATGATCTACAATTATAAAACGCATTTTCGCCTATATAATATGCTCCACCATTATTTGAAATTATTATTTCAGTTAAATTTTTACAATTATAAAATGCTCTCTCAAAAATTGAGCCAGATACTTGTACTGTTTTCAAGCTTGTAGGAATATAATAGTGACAACAATGATCTACGCCCTCTCCATTTGAATTATATGTTTCGTAATAATATTGATAAGTCGTATTTTCATTACTATCATCATCAGAGCTTGTTTCTATCCAGCCGAAAATTGCTCCAAAAACATCTCCTTGTTCATATTCATCGTAAGTGTTGTCGTGTCCAACACCTACAAAAGGCACCGTTATGTGTTCTAATGAAGTACATCCATAAAAAGCTCCTCTAGCTATACTCCACGCTTTGGAAATAATAACTGAAGTTAACATATTACAATTATAAAACGACCCGCTGCAAAGACGATCTCCGTTAGTTATCGTCACAGACTTTAATGATGTTGGTATATAATAATAATATTTTGTACCACCAGAGCTGTATTGATGAGTTGCGCCATTAGAACTGGTTGTGCTATAGCCAAAAATATATCCAAAAACAGTAGTGTAATCCATCTCGCTTTCATCACTAATACTCTTGCTACCTACAAAGGGCAAAGTAAGGCTTTCTAACGAAGTACAGTTTCTTAAAGCATTAGTTTCAATGCTAGTAACAGAATCTCTTAACTCTATATTTGTTAAGTTACTACAATTATAAAACGCCCCATAGGGAATTGTTCCTCTCAAAACAGTTACTGACTTCAAACTTGAAGGAATATAATAAGTGGCCGAAGTTTCAGTTCCGTTCTGATAGTAATATTGTTTTGTTGCAACTCCGTTTGTATAACTATCTTCACCGAAAATATACCCAAAAGGATACTCTATAGTGCTATTTTCTTCTGATCCTATAAAAGGAATGATAATATTTTCTAACGAAGAACAGCCTTTGAATGCACCTTTTGCTATATAAGTTACGTTATTAATTTTTACATTTTTAAGCTTAGTATAATTATTAAAACCGAATTCGCCTATCATATCTCCTGTTGTGATTGTAACCTCAATTAATGTTTCTTTAATATTACCAACCAAAACTCTATCCATTGCAATACAAGGCATTGTTGCTTTTTTTATTGAGCAACTAGCAAATGCTCCTATACCTATATAGGTAACACTGTTAGGAATTATCACGTTTTCTAATGAACTACAATATTCAAATGCATCAAAACCTATACTTGTTACGCTATTTGGTATTTCTATACTTGTTAATGAACTACAGCCATAGAACGCAGAAGAACCTATACTTGTTACGCTATGTTCACCATTAACCCCATCGTCATAAACACTTGGTATAACAATGTCAGTATCCGTACAAGTTCCGACACCAGTTACAGAGTAACTAGTTCCATCAAAACTATACACCAACCCAATAGACGGAGTTTTCTCAACCTCTTCTGAAACGATGCTAATCTCTCCATCGTCTAGTTCAGATGTAAGGCTAACGGGATACTCTTCTTCGGAAACCACATTTTCATCTTCTTGAACAATTTCTTCTTCAACGACATTTTCTTCCTCAGACATCACGCTAACTGGAGGATTATCAACCTCTTCTGTTTCTGGGGTTTCCCATATAACAATAGCGTCACCATCTATATAGTCAGGACTTTGTATTACGCCCGCAGTTACTTCTCCGAGATTTGCGCTAATTGAAGAAAGATGAGTTGCTGTAAGTTGACCATCTTTTAGCTCACATTGACCAATAGTACCGGATTTTGCAGTAACATTACCACTTGAATCAACACTAAAGTTAGTAGAACTAATCGTAATATTGTCACTGGTTAAGTTTATATTTTTACCAGCCAAACTTATATCGGCACCATCTAGTACTATGTGGTCTGCATTAATTTTTAATGATGTATCATTACTCTCGTTTATAGCACCTATAATTTCAGATGCTTCCATTACACTTGCTTTTATTTTGCCGGTTGTAATATAATTACCATCAATTTGCGTAATATTACCGTTTTTATCTTGGAAAATACCTTGTCCATTAAATTGAATTTTATTTGCATTTAATTGAATGTCGCTACCATCTTCATTTGCAGAAGTGATAATACTTGCAATATTAATCTTGTAAAAATTAACACCATCGTAAGTAATAATATTAGATTTTGTAAAAGTTGCAACTCTACTTTCAACCACACATGTATAAACATCATAAGGCAATTGTTTGCCTACAACATAGTGATGTACGCCATTGCCTTTTGATATTGCATGTTCTGTCCAATCAGCTTTTAATATAGTTAATGTTTCTTCGTCAGTCGCACCTTTTAATATAATATTGAGTTTTTCAGTTTCATTATTGTAATTGCCTGGTTTAACACCAACCAACTCTGTCGGCACTGATGCAACAAGTCCAACACGTGCGTCCGTTTCGGTAACCTTTGTTTCAACCGCAGCCACCCTACCATCTACCGTGCTAACCGACTGTCTAATTGTGTCATCTTCGTGATATAAGTGAGCTATAGTGCGGCTCATTGTATTTTCTACACGCACTGCTTTTTCAGTCCATTTGCCATTTTCCCAACGATAAAGCGTACCACGTTTATATTCGGTATCATTGTAATTCTCAGGCACCAACCAATAATAACCATCTATGCGTTCTACCATGTTTCTATTAAACGAAACGTTTGGAACATGGTTTTCTAGTAGCCAGCCTTCACTACCCCATACGTATGAGTAGCCAACAGTAAATGTTTGTTTAATATCGGCACCTTCGTCACTAGCGTAAACTTCTTCGTATTCTGTTTTAGCACCAGTTGCCGCAGGATTTTCATCTATAGGAATAAATGTTATTCCAATAGGCAAAATTGCCTTCGCTTGTTTATAAGTTAATCCATAAGCTTGTGAATATTTGCCAACAGTATATTCATCCAATCTCAACTCTAAAGCTTTAATAAGCTCTATATTTTCTTGTGCCACTTCTACCGCCGTTTTATTAGCTTCTTCGATTGCGGCCGATTTAATACTATTAGCTGTTTCGATTGCTTTTTCTGCATCCTTTGATGCCTGTTGCGCAATCTCACTTGTATTATTATTTGAAGTAGTTATATTTTTTACAGCGTCTTGTACGCCAACC